CTAAATCGTGCAAATAAGGCAAGAGGAGTTTCAGTTAGCCGGAAATTCAGGCAGACTCAATACATCCATTCATGATCTAATTCAGCCGACCCATATTTGAATCTTAGAGTCTGCATCACTGGCATGTTAAACGACTTATTTTTTTTCCTAAAAGGTTTTTCATCAGCAGGACCGTTCACATAATCCCACATTTCGCTACAGTTCTTACAGCAGAATAGTTCATTATGTTTAGGAATGTAATTATTATTACAGTACTTACACTGCTTTAAACCAATCATGTTATAATTCTTTTTCCCACTCTTCTTTTAATCTGTTCAAGGCTGCTTCAACTTTCTCTTCTCTAACATGCAGAAATTTCCCGCCAAAGATGTTATCAATATGTCTTAATCGATTGTTAATCATTCCTTGGCATAGAATGGCTTCATTTCTATACAGGTGTCCATCTATAGCCTCTCTAATTAAAACAGCTACAGGTCTTGTTAGATAGCTTGAGAGAAGTTTTAGGTTATCATACTGCTCTTCAGTTAAACGGAGTTTTATAGGCTTAAATTTTTGTTTTTTCATTCCACATCCATTCGTTTACAAAAAATCTCTAATTCTATCGTCATGTTCGACGATTCTCACCAAAACCTCATAAAGGGGTTGTGTGCAAACGTCGTCAGATTTAAGTTTATAAATATTTGTATTCAGCGAGTTTTTAAAGTACTCTTCAAGATAAAGATCGAATTGCTTATCAATTTGTTCCTGAAACTCGTAATATTCATCTGTATGAGCGTCATCAAATTTATGAGAAGTGATATAGAAAATCAGATCGTAAGTGCGCATCCAGTTATTTGCTAGGTTCCTCAAATCATCATAGGGTTGCTTGATTTTTCTTAAGTTTAGATAAAGGATAGGATCGATCGCTGAGCTAAAACAAATAATATTATCAAATGAAAACGCCTTCGCCTCTTGCTCACGAGCTATTTGGTGGCAGACAAGAAAATAAGCTGAATCTAAAGCCATTTGGTTAAAAGCAGGATAGGGCGAGTAATAAGCAATATCTTCAAGAATACAGTTTGATTGCTGATTCTGTTCTGAATTGGCTGCCATTCTATAACCAAGAGCCGTTTTGGCAGTTCCGAAGGCCCCTATGATAGCTATCTTCATTGGATCCTCTTGCTTTTTGTCTTTCTATAATTAAAGAAAAATATAAAGACAAGAATTTTGTTGCATGAAAAAAAATATGGTTAAGGTGTAATGTAAAGAAAATACTTCAAAAGGATGTTACTATGTCACTTTATCCCGCTTTAACAGACGCCTATTATGTCGATGATGATCAGGACATTAAGAAATATGCTGAGTACTGTTATGAGAAAAATATTGTTATCAATCAATCTTATTGGTCTGAGGCTGATATTGATTTAAGATTCATTTGTGGCGATCAAACGATAATGTCAGAAGTTTTTGGTAATCTGCCTCTTTTTAGAAAACGACAATTCAGTTTCAATCGTATTAAGCGAATAATTAATATGATCACAGGATATCAGCGGCAGCATAGGAAGTCAACTGCCGTTACTCCCTTGCACACACAGAATCAAGCTACAGCTGATCAATTCACCAAGCTTATCTACCATGTCAACACTCATGGGAATATCCTAGAAACGATATCTGAGGCGTTTGAAGGTGCTGTTGGTGTTGGAATGAACCTGTTAGCCACTTACATGGATTATCGAACAGATCCGGTGAATGGCGATATCAAGGTTGACAATGTTGCTTATAACTCTTACATGATCGATAGCTACTTCAAAAAAGCAGACCTTTCAGATTGCAATTTTATACGTACACGAAAATTCTTATCTCGTAATCAAGTAAAAACTCTACTTCCAGGTATGGATGATGACATAAATAATTTAAGTGGACTTGGAAACAGAGATGGAAAATTTCAATTTATGCCGGAGTCATACGGGTATGCCCAACAAGATTTAATTTTATATGATGAGTTTTGGTATCAATCGACAAGAAAGCAAAAGATGCTTGTAGATGTACAGTCAGGTGAATGTACTGAATGGCGCGGGCATGATGAAGATCTAGCCGATTTCCTCCACTTTTATCCCGAGATTATGGTAATTGATCAAGAGATTCCAACAGTTAAGTTGGCAGTGATGGTTCAAGGAAAGGTTATGTATCATGGCCAAAATCCTCTTGGAATCGACAGATACCCATTTGTGCCTGTGTGGGCATACTACGAACCTAATTTACCTTATTATCCTTGGAGAATTCAAGGAGTTGCTAGACAACTCAGGGATGCTCAATATTTGTATAATAGGCGCAGGTGCATAGAACTCGATATTCTTGAGAGCCAAATTAATTCTGGGTTTATTTACATTGAAGATGCCCTCATAAATCAAAAAGATATATTTATGGCAGGCCAAGGAAAAGGTTTGGCATGCAGAAGAGGTACTAATATTGCAACAGATGTTGTGCCAATACAAGCACCACAGATTCCACCATCAATGATCCAGCTCTCAGAGCTTCTAGGACAGGAATTAAATCAAATTTCAGGCGTTAATGAAGAACTACTTGGCGCGGCTGATGATGATAAGGCAGGAATTCTATCTATGCTACGACAAGGAGCTGGACTTACAACCCTGCAAGTCTTATTTGACCATCTAGACCAAGCCCAGAAGCTATTAGGCAAAATTCATCTTGAAATGATACAGGCCAATTGGACGCCAGGCAAAGTCCGCCTCATCACAGAAGAAGAGCCTTCACAAGAGTTCTACAACAGAGCTTTTGGTAAATATGATGCTATTGTTGAAGAAGTGCCTTTGACCTCAACTCAAAAGCAATTAGCTCTCCAGCAGAAACTCTACCTACGTGAGATGGGCATCCCTATTCCTATTGAGAGCATAATGGAAGAGGCTAATTTCCAAGGTAAGGATAAGTTAATCAAGCAAATGCAGCAGCAAGAGCAAGCTCAACAGAAACAACAAGAAATGATGGCTCAATTGCAAATGCAGCAAATGCAAGTCGACAATGAGACTAAAATCAGCTATGCAGAGGGCCAGAAAGCTCTCGCAGCCGAACGAATTAATAAGACCAGACTAGATGCAGCTCTATCAGCCGAACGCATCAAGAGGGCCGACGAAGACCGTACTGGAGCGATTCTGAATTTGGTAAAGGCTGCTAAAGAGATTCAGTCGATGGATATTGAGCAACTTGAGAGAGCGATTAACATAGCTAAGACTATAGGCGCAGAGGAAGAAGAAATTCAAGGGCCTAAAACACAACAAACTCAACCACAAATGACCAATATGTAAAAGATGTTTGTAAAAAATTGTTTAGAAATATAAGATCAAAATTGTAAAGAAAAAACATTCCTATAGGAGGAATTTACATGGGTACACCAAAGTTTTCACAAAAAGCCGGACATGCTGGCCTGCCTGATGAAGTAATCAGAAAAGATTATCCAAAGTGTGATTATATGACGAGTGATTATAATGACACTATGGAAGGAATTGATGCAAATAAAGATAAAACAGTTTCAAAAGCTAAAAAGCATCAAGCTCCTCACAAATAAGGCTAAAGATGGTCATGATTCGCCCAAAGGGCAAGGCACGAAATATTGCTGAAATGATACTAAAAGGTAAGGGCGTCAAGCTCATGGATTCCAAAAGGAAGGAAAAAATGAAGCTTGATGTCCCCTATTCGAAAAAATAAGGAAGAAAATGAAAAAGCACGTAGATGTAGCGGAAGATAAGAAATTGATATCAAAAATGATAGCAAAGAAATCGCCTGTCAAGAAGGTTTCGTCTCATTTAAAAAAAGATATCAAAGAATCTCATAAGAGCATTGCTGAAGACAAAAAGCTCATGAAAGGAATGAAGAAAGGCAAGTCTTATTAAAGAGAAAAAGGTTCTAAAGGCTAAGCCAAAAGCTTTTCCTGAGAATTCCCCAAAATTTCAGGCTGCTAATAGATATGCGAGCAAAGCAGAGAAGAAAAAGTATCCAAAAGGTTTTAAGGAGCTTGAGAAGATTGATAAAAAGCTCCCCTCAGGTGAAATCCTAGGACATGTCACCAAGAAAGGTGACATTACTACCTCCAAAAAGGTCCCAAAACGCCTTAGAGGGGAGGTTAAATTTCATGAAAATGTAGAACGCGTGAGGATACTTGGACTTGGTAAAAAGCGTAGATAAATACGACTACAATCGATTTGGTTCAAAAGGTAAAAGGGTCGGACAGGCTGTCGTCGATATCCTCGCGAATAACCCTGCACCTCAAACGGTTGAAGAAACCATAGAGGCTTTTGGCCCTGATTTTGCTAAAGAGCTTGAAAAGACAATAGAAAATAACAGACACAAATATACTTCTCCATTTTATGTATTCGTTCTCACTAAAAAAGAAATGTGGGCTTGTAATGTTTTAAGGAACCTTTTCATTGCTAGACAGACTGACCCATTACCAGAAAAAATGGTTATAGAATATCCAAATTATCTTAAAACACTTTACAAAGTGAATCCTGAAAAAGGACATGTTGAACCACTGTGGTCAATACCAGGCCATCAAGAATGTATCTCTATATCTAAACATCCTGAAATGTGCGATCCACAATTAGTTAAATGGATCGACGATACCTATAACAAGATCCGTAAAAATTTCTTTCAATCTTTAAGATAACACACTCCTAACTTTCTTATCAACTATTTTTTTACATATGTATTGACAAAATAATATTTGAACTGCTAACGCATAGATATGGATTCAAAAATATCGTTGACACACGTTAGTTGTCTGAGAATTCATTCATAAACCTATCGCGTAAGGGATTTCGCAAATCCAAGGAGTGTGTACGTGTCTGATGAAGAAAAATCGAATGTAGAGACGGTAATAGATCAACCAGCTCAGGAAGTCGTTCAATCCACTGACTCAGATGAAACTCACAACGATCGTCAAGAAGAAGCACAGCCAAGTCAACAATCGCGACGTACGGATGTAGACTATAACTGGGCAGAAGCTAGGCGAAAGATGCAAGAACTTGAACGTAAAGCGGCGGAGCAAGATGTGCTGATCGCTCGATTGTCAAGACCTGCACCTGTTGAAGACGACCTCGAAAAACTTTCGGATGATGACATTATTACAGTCAAGCAGCACAAACAGATGGCTGCAAAAATAGCGAAGCAAGTTGCCGAGGAAGTAGTAAAACAGCGTGAGGCTGCGACAATGGAGGAAAGGTTAGCCACCAAGTTCCCTGATTATGATCAAGTTGTTACTGCAGACTCAATTGAACTTTTAAAAAAATCCGAACCAGAGTTAGCACTATCCTTGCAATCCTTGGGGCATGATCCATATGCGCAAGCAGTCGCAGCGTATAAACTGATGAAGAAAACAGGAATTGGCCTTCCAAAAACAGATGAAAAGAAAAGAGCAATGGAAAATATCAAGAAACCTGTTTCCGTTCAGACAGTTGCTAAACAATCAGCTATTGGTTCTGCACACGCATTTGAGAATGGTCTCACGCCAGAGATGAAAAAACAACTCTACGCTGAGATGCAACAAGCAGCAAGATTAGGTTAACTCTAGTTCATAACTAGAGGTAATTAAAGTAATGTCTATTACGACTACTACAACTTTACCAGCTCCTCTGCAAGCTAGTTTCTCAATGAAACTTCTTTCAGTTCCGACCCCATATCTTGTTCACAAGATTCCGGCCGATCTGAAAACTATGCCGAGGAATGGCGGTACAACTCTCAGGATGAGACGGTACAACCAACTGGCGACAGCTATGGTACCATTAGGGAATAGTGGTGTAACTCCACCTCCCCAGAACCTTACTGCTGTGAACGTGGATGCGGCGATGTCATTTTACGGTTTTAAAGAGGCTGCTTAAGCAGAAAAGTGCCGTATATGTTCATCAACCTCAATGACTTATATTTTGATGAACGAGCAGGTAGACCGCAAGAATTGCCTGCTATAAACTTTTGGTAATTTACTGGAAAGCCTAAATGATGTATGATCTATGCGGAACATATAACACAAGGTAACCAGATGGAAGGCGAGAAATTGGCTTATATAGCCGGAATAGTAGATGGTGAAGGATCAATAATGATACAAAGAGATATGTCAATATCTTTCATGAGGCAAAGGCTTGAGAGAGGTTCTACAGAACCACACTATCACGCTTGCGTCAGAGTCGGAATGAACGATCCGTCTGCTGTTAATTTTATACATGAAGTAACTGGATATGGAAAAGTTGTAAAAGAAAAACCATATCATCATAAAAAACCTATGTATAGATGGACTATAAGAAGAAGAGATGAAATAGTTCCTTTTTTGAGACTGATTTTGCCTTATTTATTGGTAAAAAAAACACAAGCTGAACTTGCTATTAAATTCATGGATGAATGGGTAAGTTCAAATGGTATCCGACTTACTGATGGAATAAGAAAAAACAGAGAAAACGCGTGGTTAAAAATGAGAGAACTTAATGGAATCGTCCCGCCGCCAGCAACGACTAAACCCAGAAGCACTGGGGGTAGAGACAAATCTATTCCCTTTGAATCGATAGTCTGATCTGCTTTGAAAATTGCAGAGGGAGGAATAACAAGACTCCCCGCCAGAAACTTGAATATCACGTAACTGGTCAATAAAGTAACAGAATGAACCTTGCAGGCGCAAGATCCTGTTCTTAACGAAGCCTCAATACGTTTAGGCGTATCGCTTCGTATGACGGAAGATCAGCTCATGAGAGATATGCTGGCTTCTACTAGTGCGTTTGTAAATTGTACAAATGGGGTTGATGGCGACAACCCAACTGAAATTACACGATCAGATATTGATCTTGTAATTAGAAGTTTGAGAAACAACAATGCCATGCCATTCATCACTGGAATTGAAGGTGAGAATAAGTTTGGCACAAGTCCTGTAAGAGACGCATTTTTTGCATTAGGCCATACAAATTTGATCGGACAAATTGATCAATGTACTGGTTTTAAACAAAAGTGGGAATATCCGAATCAGCAATCCACATTGGAAGCTGAACATGGTGCAGTAGCCAACTTTAGATTCCTTTTGTCTAGCGTTGGATCTATCACGCCAACAGCTTCTATGCTGGGAGCAGATATTTACAACATATTCTGCTGCGGTAAAGAGGCGTTTGCAGCTGTAGAAATGGATCAATATAGTGCGCAATTTATCTATTTGCCACCTATCTACAGTGGACCATTAGCTCTTAACGCAAGCCTTGGGTATAAGTTTGCCGAAGTACCCAGATTGTTGCAAGATTTATGGTGTATAAACCTAAGAGCCACATTGGCATAAGGAGGAAAAACTATGACTAGCCCACTTCATGCCCAAATTTCTGGGTCTTTTACTACGCCAGCGACCCTGGTGCCTGTCTATCTATCAATTCCTTCCGGATATGATAAAGTAGAACTTCTCAACGTAACGGATTATATAGCTCATGCAGCTACTGTAATTAAAGCAGTAGGACGTGCTTCTGCTCCAGCAGGATCAGCCTATCTTTCTACAGGTAGCGGAGCCAATCCAAACGTTATGACGGACACTATTCTGCTTACAGCTGGTTTTACCTTCTTAGCAGATAGCGGAGATCAAACTCCTGGTCCAGCAGTTGTGAACGCAGCTGGTATCACAGCAGCAACACCGGCAGTAGCCTCAACCACTACGCCTCTTGCTGTTGGAGATATAGCTAGAGTCTATAACTCGACTGGGATGCTTCAAATCAGTATGGATTTCACCGTGACTGCGATTGCAGCTGGTGTTTCTCAAACCTATGGCTTTCTGCCTGCAGCAGGATTTGCTGCTCCAGCAACTGCCCATACATTTAGGAAGATTCCATTCGATGCGAGATTTTATCCTCGACGAAGATTCATCACTGCAATTTCTGCGGCCAACCCAGCTGTAATTCAGCTTTCTGTGCTGCATGATTTAGTTGTTGGTGAACAAGTAAGAATCTATGTACCTGCAGCATTTGGAATGACACAGATGGATGGGCAATTAGCCACTATCACTGCCGTTACCAATACTATCGGTACAGGGACAAACTCGATTACAGTCAACGTTGATTCGACTGCATTTACTGCGTTTGCATTCCCGACGTCTGCAGTTGCTGCCACTGGGATTACATTCCCACAAGTAGTTCCTGTAGGAGAATCAGCCACTTATCAAAGCTCGTTTGATGATGCGACCTTAAATAAGTCGGTCACAGGCGTTAAGATTGATACTGGTGTTTTGGTTGCTTCTAAGGTTTATTCTTGGATAGCTACCAAAGGGACTGCTATTTAAGTAAATATGTAAGTATGTAATGGAAAGCCTCAGCAATGGGGCTTTCCTATATTTTAAGGGGAAATATGACTAATGAATTTTATCCTGTAAGTTATCTAATTACAGCTATAACAAATGCACAGCAAGCTACTATAACTACATCTATAGACCATACATTGACTGCTGGTCAGGAGGTCAGAATTCTTGTACCACAAATATTTGGAATGTATCAGATTAATGGTACAGCCACTGACATTGTCTCTGTGCCCACATCAAATTCTATGGTTGTGGATGCAGATACCACAAATTTTGATGCTTTTGTGGTTCCTATTGCAACAAACATCACTCCGGCTCAGTTGATTCCAATTGGTCAAGATGCGTTTGATGGATCAGCGAATCAATACGACGATGCCACAAGGAACATCCTTCCATAGTTTCAATTTTTTTCTTGCACTATATACAAATTTATTGACAATAAGGGTTAACCAGGAGGTTAGCCCATGTCAAGACAAAAAAAGAAGAATACATTAGTTGAAGAGCCGGTTAAAGAAGAAAATAAGGTTCAAGAGTCTAAGTTAGAAAAAGTAAAAGAACCAGAAGTAGAGATAGATCTTAGCAATATCAAAGTAAAAAAGACAAAGAAAGAAGAATCTGATGAGTTTCTAGATAAATTCATCAAGGAAGAAACGAAGCTTGTTAAAGGCAAGTTCAGAAATTTCGAGATCCCAGGCGCATCTCAGCGCATTTTTTATAAGAAATATCCTCATCCAGTCCCTGTTTTCGACAAGGTAATGCATGATGGTGAAATCTATGAAATCCCTCTTTATGTAGCCAGGCATTTGAATGGAATAGATGTTACAGCTAAAGGAATTAACGGAAAGATCAATAGCTGTGCCTATCCAACTCATGGTTTCAAGATGGATCCATCCAAAGGAATACCTGAAAGTCGAGAAGAAGGAGGAATCATTATGCCATCCAGTGTTCCGACTAAATGGACCAGGCGTTATGGGTTCGAATCCCTTGAATTTAATTCACCAATTTAAGGATTAATTTTATGACAATGCCTCTTGCAACCTCTCAACTACAGAATATCAGAGCAACTGTTCGTAGAATAACTGGGCGAACTTCTCCATCAACTATTCTAGATTCACAGATTGATAACTATATCAATACTTTTTATGTCTACGACCTTCCCGAGCATCTGAAACTAGAAACTCTCCGTATTAACTATCAATTTCTCACATCTGCAAATCAAGCAATATATGATTTTCCAATGGAGTATTATTTGAATAATATGCCCCCAGTTTATATTGCAGGGTATCAATCGTATATGACGCAGAGCCGTGAGAACTTCTATCGGGTAAATTCGACATTTCAATATCAACAGAATTCAGTTGCAATTGGCAATGGTTCAACAGGCCCTTATAGTGGCATACTACCTACAACTTATGTGCTTCAGGGATATAAGCCTAATCCACCTGGAGCCTACGCTGTCCCACCAGCAGGATTAGATGTATTACCAAAAAATATAGTATGGGGCATTACTTTTTCGGGGAAGGCGCAAGCTTCTGCTACAAGTGGTATAGCTCAGTCAATCTCTTTGATAGATGATGGGCAAGGCAATCTTTTTGATATCAATGATTTGGATAGCAATCCTACAGCAGCTGCGCCAGACGTAATCAATCCTCATATTGGTGCTAGAGGATCAATAAATTATTTAACTGGGGCATTTCAGATATTTGGGCCAACTAATGCTTTTGGTCAAGTGACGGGATTTAAAACACCTATAGACGTTGGCCAGCCAATTAATGCTCAATATGTAGCTTATAAGGCGTCGCGTCCTCAATCAGTTCTGTATTTCAATAATCAATTCTTTGTATTTCCTATACCAGATCAAGCTTATGTAGTTTCATTTGAAGCATTTCAATATCCGACTGCATTCATTTCAACAAATCCAACATCCACGCCTCTTTTATCTGAATGGTGGCAACTTTTGGCTTATGGAGCTGCACTCAAAATATTTTCAGATAATGCAGATTTTGAAAATTACATGAAATTTAGACCTTTATTCGAAGAACACATGAGACTTGTTCAGCGCAGAACTATCAATCAGTACTCAAGCGAGAGAACAAGTTCTATTTATACTGAACAAACACAATTTGCACAATTCCCATTTGGGAATATGTTTGGAGGAATTTAATGACATATCAACCTAATATACCTAATGCTGGCGATAGGCCATCAGATTCACAATTAGACATTTATAATAATTTTACTGCATTGAATACGATATTTGCAGAAAACCATTATGAATATGTCTTCGCAACAGTTGGAAATCGAGGAAAGCATAAATTTTGTTCTTTTGTAAGTCAAGCACCTGGTCCAGCAACTGATACACATGAAGGCGCAGTTTATTGTAAGGACGTAGGTGGAAGGCCGACACTATTTTTCAGAAGAGAAAATAGTGGAACAGAAATACAGATTGGATGTTTGCATTCTCCAAACAATTCATCTGATGGCAGTACCTTTTTACCTGGAAACATACTGATTCAATGGGGATCAGATAATTATCCATCTGGAGAAAGTGGTGCGATTAGCTATGATAACGCTTTTAGTGCTCCTCCCTACAGTATTGTTGTGACAGCGAGACGGTCTGATGATCTTTCAAATCATGATCCGATGTATGTAAGCACAGACCATCCCCCTACTGCTTCAACATTTAGAATAGTGAATACAGCTACTAGCGGACATACGGGTTTTTGGATTGCAATAGGTCCAGCCTAATAAGGGGGAATAAATGACCTTTCAACCACATTATCTCTCAAATTTCGATGAAGACTCAGGCTTGCAGACCTATTATGAACCTTTCCTATTACCAGAGAAAGCATTCCCTATTCTTGAAAATGCTTATGTTTGGCGTGGAAAAGTAAAAAAGCGTGAAGGATTCACATTTCTTGGCCGATTGCGTCGAGATTTAACTTTATTACCATTGAATCAACAGGCGACAGGGGCAAGTTGTACAATTGCTGATGTATTAAATGATCCAGCTATTGACTTAAGAGCCCCTATTTCTGGAGTTCCAGAAACATATGCAGAGATCCAGCCTACTACTGTTAGCGTTCAACTTCATCAAGGGATAGGGCCAATAACAACTCTTACAGATCCAGCAGGAGACGGCATCTTAACTGATGGAGGTACAAATACTGGAATAATATATTATAGTTCAGGAAAAATTGTTCTTAATTTCGTTCCTGCTTTAGTTGGATTATATGATATTAAAGTTGATTTTTTCTACTATCCTGCTCTTCCATGTATGGGTCTTAAACGTCAAGAAACTGATATTATAAACGAAGATGACTTAATCGCTTTTGATAGAAAGTATGCTTATATTTATTCTGCGCCTGATTTTCAAGAACTTAATGCAATTACTCCGACAACTTGGGGCGGAAATGATTATGAATTTTTCTGGACAACGAATTATTATCGAGATACAAGCGGCAGAAAACTTTTTTGGGCAACTAATTTTAGTCGAATAGCTCCTGATCCAATTTATTATTATGATACAACTGATTGGATTGTTTTCAATCCTATTACAGCAGCTGATAATGCAGCGACTCCCTCAAGATTAGTTCAGGCTAGAATTCTTCTTGCTTATAAAAATCGTCTTATTGCAATGAATACATATGAAAGTGATACTACCGGTTCAGTTAAAAGGTATCCAAATAGAATTCGTTTTTCTCAGAATGGAACTCCATTAACTATTGGCGTAGTAGGAGCCGGTCCAGTTTGGACAACAGTTGGTGCATGGGCTTCAGATCTACCAGGATATGGCGGATGGATTGATCTGCCCACTTCAGAGCAAATTGTGACCGCTGAGTTTATAAAAGATGTTTTACTTGTCAAATGCGAAAGATCATCATACAAATTAATTTATACAGGGATACCTTCAGTTCCATTTATCTTTGAGAAAATCAATACAGACTTTGGAGCTGAATCGACATTCTCACAGGTTGCATTCGATAACGCCGTTTTAACTGTTGGGAATACGGCCATTACTCAAGATGATTCAATCAATGTTATAAGAATTGATCAGAAAATTCCAGATTTAGTTTTTGATATAGAGAATAAAAATCATGGGACAGAAAGAGTTCATGGTGTTCGTGAATTTGCTAAAGAATTAGTGCTATGGACATATCCAAATACCGGTGATCCAGAAGATAATACGACTATTTTTCCAAATAAAATGCTTATATATAATTACCGAAATAATAGTTATGCTATTTTTGATGATTATTTCACTTGTCTAGGATACTTCCAGCGACCATCAGATTTAACATGGGCAACTATTCCTTACCAAACATGGTCAGACTGGCAAGATTATTGGGATAGTGGAGCTGCTGAGGCCTGGTATACCAGCGTTGTAGGCGGAAATCAGCAGGGTTACGTTGAGGTTTTATTTGGCGAGAGTAATAATGATATTTCTCTATCTATAACAGCTATGTCAGGAACATCAATTACAGTACCAAATCACAACTTACCAAGTGGTTCTTTTGTCTTACTCAGCGGAATTTTATCTACCGGTCTCCCTGATTTAACAGTTTTTAATGGTATTATATATAAAGTTTTATCAATTGATTATAATACAATTAAGTTATTATCGTCTGATGGCATAACTTTAGTAAATGTTGGCGCAGGAACAAACTACATAGGAAATGGCCATCTAACTGTAAAAAATAATCTCACTATTACTACAAAGATCTTTGCTCCTTTTTACGAACAAGCTTCTCAGCTGAGATTGGGATATGTAGATTTCCTCATAGATAAAACCACAAAAGGAGAAGTTACCGCAGATATATTGATCAATGAGTGTTCCAGCCTATCAGAGACAGATCCAACAACTACTATTGGAAATCTTGGTTCAAATATTCTGCTTACTCGACCAGAAGATACAACACTTATTCCATATCAACCTCTACAGAAAAAGATCTGGCATAGGAAATATGTAGAATCTGTTTGTCAAAATTTTCAAATTGCTCTCTCAATGACTGATGCGCAGATGTTTGATAAAAATATCACAGATTCAGATTTTGTATTACATGCAATGATTTTCCACTTATCAAAGAATGCGAGATTAATTCAATGACATATGCTCCAGATAATGTCCAAGGCCCGTTTCTTCAAGGATCGGATTTTTTCTCTCTTAATGAAGACGATCTTAGAACTCGATTGACAACGATGTATTCAAAGATTGCAAACTCGGTTAATGCTAAGGAAATTGCCATATATGATTTAAGCGAAACTTTGAATGGGCAGCAATTTTACAACCCTAAAAATGTTCAGGAATTGAGGCCAGATTTTAGGAAAGTATTTACTTTCGATGCTATTTTATCTGGAGCTACCTTAACTTTTGCTCATAACATCAAGGGTTTTACTCAATTCACAAGAATTTATGGGACAGCATATGACGGAACTTATTGGAAACCCGTTCCATACGCTGCCATTACTATTGATTATCAAATTGATATTTATGTCTCATCTACAGATATCATCATAAAAAATGGAACTGCTCCCACAGCTCCTGGTATTACTAACGGGTATGTAGTGCTCGAATATCTAAAGAATTAAAATATTTCCTTACAAAAAACTCAACAGGTGATAAGATAAAGAAAAAGTGAGGTAACTTATGGCTTGGATTGCTCCAGCAATTATGGCTGGCTCAGCACTTTACGGTGCTTATAATTCTTCTAAAGGATCTAGTTCAAAATCCCATGGATCGCATGGTAGCTTTTGGGGTGGATCTGATCCCTATCTTCAGAAATATGAAACGATGACTCATGGCGAAAAGAGCAAATATAAGGATTTATTGAAAAGAATAAACCCTAAATCTGTTGATATTCAAAATTCTCCTCTTTTCCAACAGGCTTCTAAGTATTATCAAGGAATTTTAGGAGGAGATACTGGGGCCTTCGAAAAGCCTCTCATGAGCCAGTTTCAGCAAGAGATTGCTCCTGGAATAGCAGAACGTTATGCCGGAGCTGGTGCAATGAATTCCTCAGGATTTCAGCAGGCTATGGGTGCAGCAGGTTCTAATTTAACAGAACGCCTTGGAATGCTCAGGGCGCAATTACAAAGTGGTGCCGCCGGAAATCTTGCAAACATGTCACAGATGCAGACAGGTAACATGATGAATTTAATTCAACAGCTTTTTTCAACACCATCTTTTGGATATGCAAACATGGCGGGACAACCTGGCTTTGGGCAAGGCCTAGCCCCAGGAATAGGTCAGGGTATAGGCAGTTATGGAACGATGAAGGCCTTGCAAGGCTTAGGTGGATGGGGTGGTGGTGGCGGTGGTGATAATACTACAGTTGGAAGTGGAATTAATTATTCTTCATATAGACCTTCACAAGAAGAAATGAGGGGTTGGTAATTTTATGCCACTAGGATCAATAATTAACATGCAGCCTAAACCATCTTTCGGTGCAGCGTTTGGAGCTGGAATTGGGGAGGGTATAGGACAGACAGGCCAGATGATGGTCAACCAAAAGCTAACTGAAATGTTACAACAGAAACAGTTAGCGATGCAACACGCAGAATGGCATAACCAAGGTCAGAGTATAGCTAATTTGATGACTAAAGATCCTGAGCAACGAAAAATGATAGCGGCGGATATAGGTGCTGTAGGGCCAGATAATTGGATGAAAGTTATGGAGATGTTTGGGGACACGCAAGCGAGCAGAACTTCCGGAGCGACTGTACCGACTTCTAAAACCTCAGCCAAGGCATCTAAAACGCCACAGGCTGAACAGCAACAGTTTATACCAGGCATCACCTCGCCTGAATATGCACAAGGCCAAGGAGGTCAAGCAAATGCGTTGGCAGGGCCACAAGTGCCGAATATAATGGGGTTACCGAATCGTGGCGTGGGTGGGCAGCCTATGCCAGGCGCAGGACAACAGATGCCTGAGCCTGAAGTAACTGAACCACGAGGCAGACAACTCGAGCAAGGAAAATACGTAGCGCCGCAGTTGACAGATGCGGAGTTTGAGGCGAGTCTTGCTGGGTCTACGAATAAACAGAAGGATGCTGCAAGGAAGGAAAGAGATAGGAAAATAGCATTAAATATTGCAGAAAGAAAAGCAGCAACAGGTGAAAGGGCTTTGGCAGGAAAGGAAGAAGCGAGAGAAGAAGAAAAAATTAAAGAATATTCAAAAGATATCGAAACTAAAAGAGATAAATCTTTTCGAACTGGTGAATATTTGAACTTAATGGAAAAAGCTGTTAGAGAAGGAGATACTGATAGTCTTGTTCAATATTGGGCAGAAAGTCGCAATGCTGATCCGCTGAAATCGTCTGCGTCTTCTATTCTAGCAACAGTAAAAAAGGAATTAGTAGTAGATACTGCTAAAAAAATTGGATCAAAAGGAGTTAACCAATACATTGAACAAATGACCTCTGGAATGTTGCCAACAATTGGCAGAACTAAAGAAAATAATTTACAAGTTGTAGAAACTATGCGATACCTTAACGATCTCGATATAGAAGAAACGCGATTATTTGATAAACTCAGAGGAACTGTTCCAAATGAAATATTAAAAAGCGAAGTATATAAACGTCTTGGAGATTTTGCTGAAGTTAGAAAAGAAGGATATGCAAAGAAATTATCAGAGATTCAAGATGAATTCGCATCAAATCAAGATCTAATGTCTCTTAAAGAACCATATCCAGGAAAATATCTTACACCAGCAAGGGCACAAGCTTTAAAAAGACGGTTTAAGGGAGATGAGCGAAAAGCTCAGGATAAAGCTATAGAACTTGGTTATAAATTGCCAAGAGTTGAGGAATAACAATGACGCCTATCCATCCATATTTCAAAACTCCAGATCAAAATCAACCAACCAATCAAGAAAAAGAATTAGCACCTTTACATCCATATTTTAGTGGAAATTATACAAAAGAAGCAAAAGCGGCAAAAGAAGCAGAACAACCTTCAATTGGTATAATTGGTAATGCTTTAGCAGGGGCGATGAGTACTGTTGACTGGCCTTTAGATGCTGCTAAGCTGGCTTTAACAACTTACGGTAAATTCGCTTTAATGGAACATTCTATAACAAAAGAAGGTAAAGAATTAAGCCCGGAAGAAGCAAGTCGTCAAATAGCTGAAAATCCTTTAATCAAATATTTTCCAACTCAGGAATTAGGCGAAAAATTGGCCGAGCAAGCCACTGGAATTCGTTTTCAGCCTAAAACAGAAGGTGAGCAATTTGCTAGAAAAGCGGCAAGTTTTACATCTCCATGGAATATAGTAAAAGGCGGAGTAAAACAAGGGGCAAAATATTTAGCTAAAAAAGCAGCCATAAATGTTGGTGCTGGAATTGCAGGTGCTGGAGCAGAAAAAACAGCAGAAGCTTTTGGAGTTAATCCACATGTGGCAGGTCTTATTGGTGGTTTAACCGCTGGTGTTGGAGAAGTTGGGGCAAATTTCCTTACACGTGAGGGTGAAGCATTACTATCAAAAGAAGGTGAGCAGATTAAGAAACTAGCTTCTGAACATAAACTTTATGAAGCACCTTATTTATATAAAGATAAATCATCTATAATCGGTAAAGGTATTATTTCAAAAGTAAGAAAAGAAGAAACAGAGAGAAAAATTGGTGTAACTTCATCTGAAGCAGTTAAGAAGATTTTTGAAGAACAAAATCCTATTTCTAAACTTGTTAAACAAGGTAAAGATTTGGATGAAATGGGAGTGGATTTATTAAATGAAGTATCTATCAAAGCTAGACAAGTAAAAAAACCATTATCATTAAAACCAATTGTGCAAAAAATCGACGCAAGGATAAAAGAAATAGAATCCTCTGTTCCACATTTATCTGCTAATGATGAAAAAGAATTGCAAATATTAAAAGATATAAAAAAAGATTTTGTTGAAGTAATACCACCTCCTAAAACTCCTATATTAGATCAATATGGGAAGCCAATTGGGCCTACTAAAGCTACAAGAAAAGCTAAAAAAATAACTGCCACAACATATGTTGATCAATATAGAAAATTAAATGATGATAGAAAAGTTCTTTATAAGCAGCCTGAAATGTCAGGGTTACAATCCGCTGCTGATGATGCCTATGATCTTGTAACTAAAGCGATGACAGAAAATATTGGAGCCAGCGGACATCATGAATTTTCTTCAGCCTTTAAGACAGCGAATAAATTTCATTTTGCAAAAAAGAATTATCAACGAACCTCATCAATTCTAGAACCATTCTTTGAGTCAAATAATCCAGCTGATTTGAGGAAAATATTAAAAAATAGAAAACAATACTTATATTTAAAAAAGAACTTAGGCCATGAAGGAATTAATCAAATTCAAGATATTGGAAAATATACAAAAATAGCTCAAGATAAATTAGTAGATTATTTTCATATTTCTGGAGATTCATTCGTTGATTTAGCTAAACAAATTGGTAATGTATCTTTAATGGCACTTCTAAGCCCTAAAGGAGCAGGATTATTAGGATTAGGGATGGCTTATGGACATATTAAAGGTATGATATTAACATCACCAGGCCTTCGTCATGATGTATTAAATTTAACTAAAGCGTTTGCTAGTGGTGGAGAGAAGGCTATTCGTCAAACTACTCTAAAATTAAATAAAGATTTTGAAGATATGTATGGCGATCCAAATCAATATCTAAAAGATGATGAAGAATAAGTTAATCAGAGAACATCTCCCAAAAGAAAATAAAAACAAATATATAGCAAATAGAATTTAACATAATTATTCCTTCTCCATCTTCTTTCTTTCCTCAATCGCACAAAGCTTACCATGAAAATCTTTCATTTCTTTATGTATTTCAAGAATCCAATTTTCTATTTTAATAATTTGTGCATTTGTTTCAGATATAGACCATAAAAACATATACCAATTTGCCACTACAATAGCTAAAATTGCTCCTACGATCGTAAGTACTTGAGTCCAATCCATAAGTTAACCTTTGATTTTGTATTCTAATGTTATAATTTTCTTTTCCAGTTGATATATTTTATTTTCATATTTATCTTCTGATCTTTGAACATTTCTCTCTAATTTAGTATATAGAACAAAGCCTAAAAAAAACATCCAAAAAAGGATCATAATTAACCAATATGCATTTATATTTATTTGTGTGTCTGTCATACCTACTCCTTCAACGTCCTCTTTTCATCATTTTCCCTAATCATCTCTTCAAACATCTTCCAGTCATCCCATGAGATCAGTACGCCAACAGGTTTGAAATTCCTTGTCACCACATATCGTTCATTGCAGTACTTAACCTCTATCATAACCTCTCCCATGGTTTTCCTTAAAACCTCCATGCCTATCTTCTTCATCCTCTACCTCCATTTGCTTAGATTATGCCATTCTTCACTATTTACGTCAACAGGTCCTGTAGTTCTGTAAGTATTATTTTCATATAATGTAAATTTTAATTTGTCGATTTCATCAATCCTTGCTACCGTAAGATTAAAAGATAAACTTTACAAAAGGACACTTTATGGCACATCTTAAACCCCAGGCAGAATCCCTTTATGGGACACCATCTGGGCTTGTTTCTCAATTTCCTGCACCAGTTCCTTCACCAAGAGACCCAACAACCTCTGACACCGGTTATAAGTTAGGGCAAATATGGGTAAACAAGGTTAGCGGGAACATCTTTGGGTTAGGTGCGATTGGCGCTGGGGTAGCGACCTGGACCACTCTTGGTTCCGTCTCCTCTACCTTCACAACCATCACAGCAGCAACCTTCCAAACATCCACGGCAGCAACCGCAATCACTCTTTCCGGCGGAAACGTTTTCACAGGAACGGGTACTAATGCAGCTGTAGGGTTCACATTTACCCCGAAAGGTGTTGGTGGGCTGACTTTGACAACAGGTGCCCTTACACTATCTTCAGGAAACCTAGTACTTACTTCAGGTAATGCCACCTTAACTTCCGGAAACCTGACATTGACCCTTGGCAATGCAGTCCTGACATCTGGAAACCTGACCTTGACATCTGGCAATGCCACCTTGACAAATGGAAACTTGCTTTTTGGTACAGCTGGAAATGGCTTGTCGATCAAGTCTGGTGCTAATGCAAGGATAGGGCGAGCGACTTTGGCATTAGGCACATCTATCGTTGTAAACACATCAGTTACAGCTAACACAAGATTCATTTTAACAAGATCTAGCATCAATGGATCTGTTGCTTTAGGTGTTTTCGAGGCAGTTGCTAACCCAGGCGTAGGATTCACAATCAACGCTCGTAACGCCGCTGCTGCTGTTGAGGTGGCCGACCTATCAATCGTCGATTGGATTTTAGTAGAGTCAGCTTAAAAGGAGGCTTTCAATGACTAGCTTACAAACTAGAGTTAAGTTCGAAGCCTTAAGGTCGATAAACTCTGCTACCTTCACTGGTGCTTATCAAGCGATAGGTTCAGCTACAGCACATGAATCATTTCTTATCAAAATGGTCAACATTAGCACTGTTCCAGTAATTGTTTCAGTTGATGGGATCATAGACCATGACATATGTCCTGCAGGTTCTTTTTGGCTTTATGATGAACAAGCAAATTCATCGAGAGAAGGTGGCTTGAAAATACCGAAAGGAATTCAAGTTTATGTTAAAGGTGCAGCTGGAGTAGGAAGCGTTTATGTAGTTGTACAGTACCAAGGAGTCTAACCATGTCTCAAGCTGGGATTATTAATGCAAGCGGGATGCCCACTGTACCAACAACATTTGTTACAAATTCAGGAAATGCTGTTCCTGCTCTGAATGTTTTGAATGTCTTGGGAAGTGGAACTATTACAACCAGCGGTGCTGGAAACACGATCACAATAAGTCCTAAAACAGGATTTCAAGGCACAGGATCGACCATTGGAGCTGTAACCTCAGATATTGTTACATTGCCGTTGGGTGCTGTTCCTGGGGTCTACACGTTTGATGTAAGGATATCTGGGTTTGATGTGGCTGACAACCTTGGCGTTGGATACACGCTAGTAGGTGCCGTAAGGACAACTGGTGCGGCAGCAACTTTACTTCCAGGGCAAAATCTTGATGAATTCGAGGAAAACGCAACGATTGATCCTGCGACAGTAGACCTTGTCATTAGCGGAAATTCCGCAATAATTCGCGTTACAGGCGTCGTGGCTTTGACTATCGATTGGTCTGTCGCTGGCGTCTATGTACTAGCAACTTAAGGAGATAATATGGCTGGATTTTCTAATGACACGATGCACGCGATTAATGTCGACTTCACTGGAAATGCACATGTGCAGCCTCAGGTAACAGCTAATGGACAATTGCTCATTGGTTCGACCGCTGCTCCATACATACGTGTTGGTACACTTACCCCAGGTGCTGGAATAGGAATTTTAAATGGTTCAGGTACCATCACGATAAGCGCCCTAACTGCTGGATTTGCTTGGAATGAAGTAACGTCGGCAACTAACCCAAATTCTATTGTCAAAGAAAATGGTTACATACCCAAAGGTGCTGGAGTAGTCACATTTGTTTTGCCAGCCACAGCTGCACAAGGGGACTGTTTCAAGATTGCTGGATATGGAAATTTATGGACTTTGACCCAGAATGCTCTTCAATCAATCAGTCTTGGGGCGCAGACATCAGCTGTTGGTGTATTGGGAAGAGTTTCTGCTTCTCAAGTAAGAGACACCATCGAATTGGTTTGCGTAACAGCTAACACAGAGTTCCAAATCGTGAATTCTGTTGGAAATTTAACTTTTGCTTAAAGGAGTAAAAAATGCCTACAAACAATGCTATAAACCTTAATGGAACAGGAATTGCCAAATATGATGGAGCGGGAACTTTCAGCGCCGTCACCACAACTATTCATTGCCCACTTGTAGGTGCTGCATCGAACGGGATCACAAGTGCAGGACCGCTTACGAATGGACAATTGATGATTGGTAATACAGGGGCCGATCCTACCGCAGCCACGATTTCAGTAGGTACTGGTCTTTCTATAACAAATGGGGCTGGTTCAATTCAGCTAGATACTGTTGGTGGTGGAATGACGTGGACTGTCGAAACAGGCGACACCAACATGGCCGTGAACAATGGTTATGGTTCAAACAAAGCTGGCGCAATTGCATTCACATTGCCTGTAACTTCGGCTGTAGGAGCAAAAATTGCTATATCTGGAATGCAAGGATCATGGAACGTTGTGCAAGCAGCAGGACAAAAGATATTCATAGGAAGTTCGGCTTCAACCTTGGGTGCGACCGGATCTATAGCAAGTACAAACGCTTTTGATGCCGTGACCTTAGTTTGTTTAATCGCAAATACTTTTTGGTACGCGACAAGCGTGCAAGGAAATATAACGATCGCTTAGGCTTGAAGTTACTAAGGAGACAATATGCCAACAATTAATGCCTGGAATAGCAACATTCCCGTGGAGATAAGCAAAGGGGGGACGAATGCCAGCTCAATGACAAACACAGACGGGGTTTGCTATTTTGATGGGACAAGCATATTGACCACAACTGTTGGGACTGCAGGACAGGTTTTAAAATCAAATGGCGTAGCTGTTGCTCCAACATTTCAAGAAGGTTTGCGTTTTGCAAAAACAATTTTAACATCTCAACAAATTAAAACTTTGCATGCATCACCAATAACAGTTATATCCGCTCCAGGCCCAAAGAAGATGATTTCTGTATCAGCTTTAAATGCATATTATTCATATGGTGGTTCAAATATCTTTACTGCTGCTGCTTCACAAATAGTATCCTTGAACTATGTGGGAAATGGAGGTAAAATTATTGGTACAGTTTTTTCAAATTACACACTAACTAATGCAGAAAATAAATATACTATAAGACCTGGAGCTGCCGCAGGATTATCAGACGTAGTAACTGGCTTGATAGATAATCAACCGATAACTTTATGTAACGATGTAGCGACTGAGATATCTGGAAATGCAGCCAATGATAATACAATTACAGTCTTGTTAGCATATGTTATCATTGATTTTAACTAAAAGAGGATCAAAAGACAAAAGTTGTTAGCATAACAGGTACGGCTCATACTAACTTTTTCTCTGGTGTTCTTTTAACTTAGTTTGTTAACTTAAGGATAAATGTCTTATGAAAGAAAACATTAAACTGTTGATGCCAATATCTTTCCTATGGGTTGTAATGTTAGTTGGTATGTCATCTATTTTATTAAACGGATGTACACTAAGTTACACAGTTACGCAAGCCCATGGCTCAGGTTCAGATATCGTAGATGAGGATCAAAAGACAGATGCTAAGCCAAACTTCACAATCCCAAATCCTTTAAATGTCCTAAAAACTTAACGAGGTTAGTATGAATGTAATTTTTATTTCAGCAATAGTCTGCGGGGCTGCATTAATTGGCTACGTAAGCTATTTAGTTATGGGTCCAGACAACAAGGTAGAGCAGGAATGCGAACAAGTTATCAAAATGGAAACTGGGACAACAGTCGATCTATCGCCCAATACGTCTGCAACTGGTGCTACAGCAACAAACGGACCTTCGATACCTGCGTTACCAAACGCGAGTATCACCGTTGTATTGGCGCAGCCAACAGCTACAGACATATCCGATGCGAAACTTGTTGAACCAGGACCTACAGGATCTAAATCATAAAGGCCTATCGTTTGTTACCACGGCGTCCATCAGACCATATACGTGGATGCCAGGTATAAGCAGGATTTCTTTATCGAATGGTACAAAGAAATGGTAGGTATGGTAATAGTCTAAAATGACCTTCATACCATGCCTACTGAGTATAAAGCTATATGCTCCCGATCTTAAACCTATCCCAGAAAAATCTCCAATAGGTTGATCTCTGTTAATGTATTGTTGTATATCACCAAACGATATATCTGGCCTGTTTAAATTAAATGCCTCAAGATCATCTTCATGCGAACCCGTTTCGAGTTTAGCCTGCACGTCTGTGTAAAGGATGTCCCAAGCTGGATCAGCCTTATCAAGTTGTGTTAAACGTGAGGTAAGGACAGACGGATCCTGATTGACTTGCACATTGTCTTCCATCACCCAAATACAATGCTTATTGTTCTTATAGCCGTCATATATCACGCTGAGATAATCAAGGTTTCTGGCAATCTTCTTGAATGTCATTATTGGTGAAAAATAGGTCCTTGCGCCATCGTCCATAATGGAAGCTTTTAGGCTTGGATGAAACCATCCCTTCTTCAATCTCAATGCTGCGAAATCAGATCGTGTGTTAATCATTTTCACTCCCAACGTGGAAAGGGTTTTGTAGCTCATAGCCTTTGGATTAACAGCATCGAACCTGTAGGGGACAACGTCATAGTCAGAAAAATCTTTCTTGATTTGTCGAAAGATCTTCAAGTTTTTCTTGGAATTTATGACATAGATCATGTCAATACCCAGGATACTGTGATTGTCACGCTTGTGCTTAGCCTTCTTGAAACAATCCTCGAACGAACCCCCATATGCTATGCTCGATATACTTATAAGCAAAAGAACCAATATCTTCATATAACCTCCATTCATGCGTGATCGAAAAATCTATCAGCTTCATCCTTTTTCTCCAAAACCTTTTCCAGAAAATCTGCTAGCCATGGTTCAAAAAAACACATTATGTCTAGGTCCTCAAATGCTTTTGGCTCGTTGTAGATGGAGAAGTTTTTGTTCAGCCCATACAGGAATCTGCTCAAATCTGCCATCAGAAAACTGAAGTTGGTGGTGCTATATTTTCGTATATCAAAGCTTAGCCTTAACAGCAGTTCAGCTGACCGATTATTGTAGAAAATGCTCATGATCTGACTTCGCACATCTGTGTGGGTATAGTCCACGGTGTCATAGTTTTTCATCGATAGCATAAAACCTCCTAATTTCGTGAAATGAGAAAAAGGTTGTAGCATTAAGCTAAATTTTGTACAAGAAGGAAAAAGTCAAAATAATACTGGAGCAAGTATGTCATTTGGGCAGGTTTTAGGTCATTTTGCCTATCAGGCAATGACTATTTTTACATGGGGATTTTTTGGAACATTTGGGGTGCTATGGGCGATCTATCTGTTGGCGAAAATATCTGGGTACGTAGACGATGAAGTCTATATTTGATTAATTAAATTCCTTACACTTCAATTTCCACATAATTCTATTTCCATCTTTATTAAAAATATATGGTTCAGTCCTCGCAACAACTCCTTCCATTGTCATTTGCTCGATAGAGCATCTGCTTGGTGGTTTAGATTTAACAAAATCAACTATTTCATCCTCAGTGAATATACCTAGATTTGGTACAACTGGTATCGAAAGATTGTTGGCGATCTCTTCAACACATTCCCTTGGCATCCACCGCCTATTTAGCTGAACGTCGAAAAGTATAAAACCGGCATCTTTCCTATATTTTGGTCCTGCTGATTGAATAGTCTTTCCGTAACCCTCGCCATATAGCACGAGCTCTTCTGCTGCTGTTGATGGGCATTCACTTGTGACCATCGGGAATATTTTATCAAAATTCTCCCATGTTGCAAGGCCATTTAGCACGGTGAGTAAACATGCCTGTACACTAGAATCCGAGGTTCTGCCAAGAATAGTCGGTACCGTCTTGTTTCCAAAGACCTTTGTGAAGAAGATCCTTATGTTTGTTCCATCGACTTTTTCCTCAATACGCCATTTCTTGATCAGGCCAAATTCTGGAGCAGCATAGTCACCAATTATAAAAGATTGACGGCCTTTCTGATAATCCGGAGATTTCTTCTTATCTTGATCAAAATACCATCCCTCTCTTTTATATAAAGAGTTTATTTTAGGATATTCCATTTGCGCCTCCTTTTTTATCTCCCGAAGATGGAATCGAACCACCGGCCTCAAACCATAGGCAACATTCTGTCATTAAAATAACATTGATATTCAATGTGGGGATTTTAACCACCAACCTTTGCCATCATCATGTTTGCGCTCTACCATTGAGCTACTCGGGAATTGCTGGCAAGTATTTGTGATACTTTTCCAAAACTGCTTTACTTCCCAAAAGCAAAGTTTCTTTACATACCTTGCATCGTGCTGTCCTTCTAGGCGAAACCTGAATTGGAGAATCATCTGTTACCATCTTTAGATCGTAAAACTCGTAGGTGTCCATTCCAAAATGGTGGGTATGTCCGCATTTGCACGGAAGGTCGTGCAGTTTAAACAGTTCAGCCAGTGCCATTGGATCTCCCTTGAGGTTTATTTCCCAACTATCATTAACCCAAGGGCAAGAAGAACTGGATTGAAAGAGTTCAACCCTTTTACCCAGTTGTAATGGTCCATTGGTGATACGATCGCTCATCGTCATTTAGTTTTCCTCCTTGTTTCTCCTAGGTTAATCTTGTTTAGCAAATTTGCCACTTTAAAGCCTCTTGGCTGCATTTTCTTTTTGTGCTGTATGGTTGCCCATATCCCTTCAGGATAATTCAACTGGTAGGCTTTTAAGTGCATCTAGATCAATTCTTTCGAGAATATGTTTAATCTTTTCCAACCCAAATTCTTTTTCATATTCCTTTAAGAAGTTAGGTCTTTTCTTTATAACTCTAATAGTTAGATCGACAAGATAATCATCATAAAGATCTTTCGGTGTTTTAATTGTCATTTTTTTTATTCCTTGGCAACCGGCTTATAAATAGTAGGTACAAAACGAGAAATTCCGAATTCATGAGTAAAAATAAGTTCCCCAGTCATTCCTCGTCTATTTTTCGCAACCATTAGTTTTGCTAAGCCAGGTTTGTCAAATTTTTGAGTAGCATCTTCCCTGTGAAGGAATAAAACAATATCAGCGTCTGCCTCAAGGGATCCACTGTCTTTTAAATCACTAAGAATTGGCGTTGCTTTGGCACGTTCGTCTATTCTTCTGTTAAGTTGAGCTAGACAAACAACGGGGATATTAAGCTCTCGTGCTAGTCTTTTCAGAGCTCCTGAAATCTCTGTAACTTCATGGTATCTGTCTTTATGAAATTTATTTCCGCTTTTCAGCAAGCCAAGGTAGTCTATGAAAAGAACTTTAATATCATGCTTTTCTTTCTCTCTTATTGCTATTGATCGCAATAGTGGTAAACTTATTTCGGATCTAGTATTAATTAGATTTAGATAATCTTTCTTCAAAAATGGAACTATTTCTTGAAATTCCTCTCGTGTAATAGATCTGTCCCTTACCCTTCCATATGGAATACGACAATGTGCGCTTATTAATTTTTCCACAATATCTGCGCCATTCATTTCCAATGCGATGAACAATGAGGGAAGATTTTCTTTTATGGTTATGTGCTCCCACATATTCAATGCAAGTGTCGTTTTTCCCATGCCTGGCCTTGCAGCAAGTAAAATTAGGTTTCCACGTTGCAGTCCACAGATTATTTTATCAAGTTCTTCAAAACCAGTGCTTATGCCAATAACAGAAGATTTGTCGGGTGAGTTTTGGACTTTTATCACATCATCTATGTACGATTTACCATCAAAACCGGTTCTGGCGATATCCTGAGCTGTTTTTGTTTCTTCCATATTTGATCTTGATTCAAGCGCGTAAATCTTGCTTCTCATTTCTTCCAGGGCATCTGATGAAGTAATTTCGAACTTTTTCGCTTTATCGGCCATTGTCTCGCAAAATGTGACAATCTCTCGCTTAATTGCCTTTTCTTTTAAAATCTCTATGTAAGAATTTAATTCAAAATCATACGCTTGGTGGGTTAGTATTTTCATTAGGGCCTGGAGACCACCAACCTTATCCAAAACATTCTTGTCTTTTGCCTTTTGACAAACCAATGTAAGGGAAATCGTCTCTGTTTCTTTGTAAATTTCACTTAAGAGAAGAAAAATATTTTGATGTTCTTGGTAGTGAAAATCGGTTGCATGGAGGTTTTGGACCATCGTACAAAGTACATTAAAATTGCTTATAGAGGCAGCCAATGCTTTTCTTTCAATGTCTTCTGAAAATAAGATCTGATTTTCATTACCCATCCGGTGTTTCCTTTTCTATGATTTTTTCAAGGACCTTGGTAAAATTCTCGTCGTCAATTGTACCGCTGTAACGTTTTTTCTCATACCAAAATTGAGTCCAGTGGCCATCAAAAAAGAATCTTTCTATTTTATTACCAGAGCCTAGTGTTGAAACTTTTGTTAATAACTTTTTGTTGTTATTTTTTATTTTATCTATGTAATCAAGTTGTTTTTGCCTTTCTCTTTCACCATGTTTTTCTGAGATGAGTTTGATCGTCTTCCTGCTTTTAGATATTTTTATGCACCACTCGCGAACCTTTTTGACGATATCTTTTCTAGTGAACCTAACCTTGGGATTTGCTTTCCTCTCTTTGTCTAGCCAATCATTCATTCCTTGAAGGCCTAGATCAAGTAGATCTTTCCCTAGCTCTTTTCCTAGTTGGCTGTATTCCTCTAGCGTTAGCCCTGTCTCTCCTATTTTCATATAAAAAATAATAGCCGACGAAGGAGGCGTTGGTTTCTTTGTATTATTTCTATCTGTACTATTAGGTATTCTTAATAGCGGGACGGGATTACCGCGAACGGTTATGCCGTCTCTGGCAAACATTTTTTTAATCAAAGGTTTTTTATGTACTTTATAAATGAATCTACGCAGACCATTCAAAGAATAATATGACTTTGATAGGTATCCATTTTGTTCGGCCTCTTTTGCTAATCTACGAATATAATCTCTTCCTTTTTCTCTCTTGTATGGGATATCGAAAACATTGTTTTGGATCATTTTTAGATTGATTTTGAAGCCAGGCTTATGAGAGAAAAGATACGCTAAAAATCCACGGCATGCAAATGACAATTTCCCGTTTCGTGAAAATAGATGAGTTAACCATTGGCCTTGATCTTCCTCTAACTCTTCTTCCATTTCAAAAGAAGTTCCGGAAAAATTTTCTTCTTCTTTATCAACTATTTCCTTTTTGGAATGTGTTGCGATTTTACTTGTTTCTTTTTTAGAAGGTTTGGTATAAACTTGGGGCATAACAAGTCCTTTGGTTGGAGAGCCTTAAAACTTGCCGTTGTGGGGCTCTCTAATTTCTACTATTTCCCAAACATTACATTCCTCGGCCTTAAATTGCAAAATGTCTTTGGATGATTCTTTTTCATAAAAATGCTTGCGGGAAAGGGAAGGTTTGGTATAAGATAGGGGCATAGTGTTGCTCTTTAAGAGCCTGGCTTACTATGTTTGGCAAACCAGGCTCTTTTTATTGGTTCATAAAAACCTAATCCTACACCAGACCAAATCAAACTTCCACTAAATTCCTTCCATCAAGCGGTCGCTCTCTGAACTTCTGTTCCGCTGATTTTTACAATAGGATTTTTGAAAGTGTTCTTGGCCTTGCTTCTTGTGTACTTTGCGATTGTGTCTTCTGGGTTCGCTATACAACGCTTAAGCTCATCGCAAAATGATTCACCTTCTGCATCGCAATACTTCTCCTTCCTGTCAAGTATTTCAATGAATTCTGGTTCGGAAATTCCGCAAACAGACATAAGCTTGAGCCTCAATTCAGCCCTGATTTTTCGATCTTCAATCTGTTCGGCGGGTTTTGGATCTTGCTTTTTAACTTCTTCCAAATGCTTCTTGGTTGGCTTGCAAGCCTCTTCTCCATCATCATCCTCATCAGGCGACACTCCAAACGCTGACGACAAGCTATACTTCTTAGCATACGTTAATCCCGAGCCATATCCTTGAGCGTCATTTTTGCTCACCGGCACCGAAACAATCCCGCAAGACAACTTCTCGCCTGAACTATGCATGATCACAGTCTCAACGGCTGCAAAACCAGGTACGGAATGGATAATCTGATAGAACCATAGTCCATATTTTGTGATTGCAGGCTTGATTGCCTCTATGATACTGCTAAGGCTTGCATATTTATATCGCAAGTGCCCATTTTCCTTGTCCTTTTCAGCACCTGTAATTTCGCAAAAAGCCTTTGCCATTGCTGCCGAAAGCTCTTTTATCGATTCTGTACTCATACTACCTACTCCTTAACTGTGTTACAGTTTCTTTATAAATTCTTAGCCCAGGAATATCTCTAAGGCCGTTTTTGATTGCCAGCTTAACGCTGTTGTCAGCTATCTCAAGGTAATCAATTGGCACCTCGAAAATATCCTTCACTTCATATTTCCAAATATCACGCTCAAAAGCTGTGCAGTTCGCCGCTCTAACTTTTGAGTTATCTTGGATGGTGATAGACATTTCCTCGCCACTTTCCAGTGCTGCTGATATATCCACCGCGGACATCTTTTTAGTTTCTTCTTGTCTCCAGATTGTGATTTTGGACTCTACAATTTCACTCACCTTGTCCAATCGCTCGGTGTACTTTTTGGCCAGACTATTGATCTCGCCGACAAAATCTCTGTATGGCTCTGTGATCTTTAACCTTGTCCCGTCAATCCGCTTCTGCATTTTCCTTGCTTCTCCAGCAAATGATATAGCCTCTTCAGCGGATAGTTGGTCTGCAACATTGATCTGCAATGCCATGGATAAAGTCTTCTCGACATGAGTTTCATACGTTGATAATTGACCCCTCACACTATTGGAGAGGACAGGAAGAAAACTTTCTTCCTCTATTTCTTGTTTTTCTGCTAATGACATGATTCACCTCTTTTTTTATTTGATTTACTAAAATTCCTTGATAATGTCGAATGTTTCTTTTTCCTGATCCAGAAGCTCGTTTTTCGCCTCTACGAGCCGTCTTAGATAAAAACTGTAGTTGCTAATCTCTTGATCAATGACTTTTAGCTTCTCGTACGGCGAATCATCTTCCGAAAAAAAGAAGTGATCTGATAAGTTTTGAAGTGCAGACATATTTAACTCCGTGTTGTGTGTCTGTATTGTTGTTATTCTAGCCCCCACTTATCCGAGTGGGGGTTTTTTAGTTTACAAATTTGGCACCAAGTTCCACTAGTGCTGGGTGTTTCTTGCCCTTATACTCAAAATCAAAAACCACGCTTAGTACCTTCAAGGCCCTGGGACTTAAGCATGTCTGATTTAAGAGATCTGCCAAACATTGAGAAATTTTACAATCTGGGTAGATGTAGTCCTTGCCTCCTGCAGGACTGTGAACCTCTAGTTTAAGTGTTGCTATCTTTTGCATTGGTCCTCCAATTTTTTTTGTTTGCTTTAACTTTATCCTCAAAATCCTTAACCATTTTGTAAGCTGTTATCATACCTCTTTCTTCTGGCACAGCGTCCTTGCCGAATTTTTCCTCATGGCGGTGTACCATCATGGTAGCTGTTACCATGCCCTTGAGATAGTTTGTTATCTCGTATTCTTTTTGCACTGCTTCTCCTCCGTGTTTGTCAAGCTTGAGATATAATACTTTGGGGGCTACTTGAACCAATTCGTTGACGCCAACAAGATGGTGGTAAAACGCTCCTTTGAGTGGCCAGATATCATTATCAACTGACGAGCTTGTCTTCCAGTCGACGATCATTGCCCTGTTAATGCTGAAATGTATAATACCGTCAATAGCCCCAGTGAGCTTCCATTTGTCGCAGTACATACGCGTTTCTTCATGGGTAACAGCTGGCATGCCAATGAGCTCGTACCATTCTATCCACGACTCAAAATAAGGACGGGCTTCTTCACTTAATATAACCGGAACATCGCAGAGGAAGCCTCTTATTCCTGCGTGAACCTCTGTTCCTATATCAGCCCTATGCTGTAGGTAAGCTGGGTCCACTGACCCAAAATCCTCATATCGTGAGCAGAAGTCTGATACCCGTGTATAGCCAGGCTTGATTTTTTCTTCAGTCATCTTCAGTTCCCTCCATAAATTGAGAATCGCCTTCTTTTCTTGTCATTTTATGCCTCCGCTATCTCTGGTAAACAACTACGAATAAAGCTAATACGCTCACGTGCATGCTTGCGTGCCATTTCTTCTATCGAATCTCCCTCCATGATTTTACGCCAGTCAGATTTCCATGGAGCTCCCCACGGATATTTTCCCTCTTTATCGTATACATCAAAAGGAAGCTCCTTATAAAAAGTTTCCATAAAAAGTTTCTTTTCCTCTTCTGTTAACAGTCCAGCAAACCTTTCTCTAATCCCTTCTTCATTCAACATTTATTCCTTCCCTCGGCTTTCGCCTCTTTGTGTTTCGTTCTGCTACTACTATAGTTGTAGTAGGACATATAACGCAAGCACTTTTCTGAAAAAAATGTTGTGAAATATTAGTTTAACGATTATCTGATCGATTATAGAGGTAATCGCATGATAATCTTGACTGTAGATGGAGAGCCCACGGCATGGATGAGGCCAGGATATAACCACAAAACAGGGGCTGTTTACGATCAGCAAAAGAAAGAAAAGGAACAGGTAAGGTGGCAATTGCGTGCTCAAATGAAAGAAAACCCTCTTTCAGTGCCTCTTGAGCTTGATTTTATCTTTTATTTTGGTGTACCAAAGAGTACTTCCGCGCCAAGAAGAAAAGATATGCTTCAAGACAAGATACATCATATGATCAAGCCCGATAATGACAATTGCCAGAAATACCTTCTAGATTGCATGACAGGGGTTATTTATGTGGACGATTGCCAAGTAGTGGATATCCACGCACGCAAAGTTTATGGAGATAGTCCAAGGACAGTTATTTGTGTACGTCCATTGAGTAGCTGTACGTATAAAGGTAATGAGAAATTTGAAGGATTGCCATTATTTGAAGAGGGTGAGGAATGGCCAGGAGATGGAGATAAAGTATGATTGTTTTCAAGGAAATCGTTGATGAAGATAAGTATCTAGAAATTATTTTAAGCCACCATGAGAACATGGTGCTTGAGAAGTTTGGCGCAGTGTTTGGAAAGCAGGTTGTTGATGGAGAAGTAACAAATCTCGCAGTACGTATTGACAATTTTGAGAAGAATAATGTAAGTTAAAATTTAATGTGGACAAAAGAGGATTTATGAAGAAAGCAAGTAAAGGTAAAGCCAAAGTAGAAAAAGTAATGCATGAGTGGAAGGAAGGCACATTACACAGTGGCTCAAAGAAAGGGCCAGTCGTGAAGAATAAAGCCCAGGGAGTAGCAATAGCTCTTTCTGAGGGACGTAAAGCAGGCGCGAAAATACCCAAAAAATAAAGGAGTGTATGCAACCAAGTCAACCAACAATAGAAAGAAAACCACCTCCGACAGTTGAGGTGTCAATGAATTATTTGAGCTGGAGTGTGAAGGATCTAGTTAAAGTAACCACAGCAAACCATGACATGCAATCTAGGCTGGTAGCTCATATGGCCGATACCCTAGATAAGATACAGATCACTCTAGATAAGCTTCTGGTTGTCAAATCAAAGGATACACCGTTTTAGGTGTTATGAGAAACGTAAAACGTAGAACTGGAGAAGCGCATCGTCCTCTTATTCCTATCGACTGGAAACAAGTTGATGAATGGATAAAACGTGGTTCTTTAGGCACACATATAGCTGCATGTCTTGGTATATGCTCAGACACACTTTATGATCGTTGTCAACAAGAACACGGAATAGGATTCTCCGAATATTTAGCACAAAAGAGATCAGTAGGCGATACAGGTCTATTAGGTAAGCAATATGATGAAGCGATGAATGGGAATACTACTCTTCTAATATGGCTTGGAAAAGTACGCCTTGGGCAGAAAGAGACTGAACCTGACGACCAAAACAAAAAGGGTACTGTTCAAGAGCTTTGTTCAAGCATGAAAGAAGTAGCAGACGCTCTTAACTCTAATATAAAAGATAAAAAGCCTTCTTAGATTAAGTCAAAGGGCATTTATGATAATGCCAAAAATAGCATATTCAATTGTGAAACAGCTTGTTGCATAAATCTCTAGATTAAATAAATCAAATTTGATATGTAGGCAGATTCTATTTTAATGTGGAGGTTGCTATGGAGGTTGTGGTTAAGAATCCTGTGGTTGGTATGAAAACTCATGGGATGGATTATGTGGAAATAGATGGGGTGAAATTCAAGAGGACAAAAGATAATAATTTTTGTCATTATCTTTCCCTACATCAATATTTAATAATAAAAGCTTTTGGTTCACTTCCTAAAAATATGGATATTCACCATAAAGATTTTGATAAAGATAACAATTTTCTTTCTAATTATGAAATATTAACAAGAAAAGAACATATAGAAAAACATAATTTATTAGATAAAGTTGAAATAGAATGTAGTATCTGTAGAAATAGATTAACTAGAAGAAGATCAATTGCTTATGTGGATGGAATAAATAAATACTGCAGTGAAGAATGTCGGAGGTTAGGTTCAGAAAAGAAAAAAAAAGAATGGGTAGAAATAAATAGAGAGAAGGTATTAAAAAGTTATAGAGATTATTATAGTAAAAGGGATAAATCTAAACTTGATAGTAAAAGACGAGCAAAACGCGCCCGCAAAAAACTCCTCGTCCAACCCCAACCAACCCAAGTCCCAACATGAAACCACAATCTTTCCAATTCACCAAAAAAACAGAGAGTCTATTCCTAAAACTAGAACCTGGGACAACTTATTTCCAGCACTCTTCATCTCCATCCATAACCAACGATGAATTTCTTTCTCGTCTCAACCTAAAGATTGAAGACTTTTACCATTGGGAAGGTCCACTCAATTCCCGCGAATGGCATGAAGTTGACGTCTGTCCTATCTGCAAAAAGTCTGTAAAAATCTATAGGCATAATAAAGCACTTTGTGCTCATATATGCCAAAACCAAGAAGCAGTAGACAGAGCTGTTAAAAAGGCATTGAAGAATGAAAAAGCTAAATGATGTTCTTAGTCTGTTCTCAAGAAAGCAAATAGACTCAATTAATGAAAGCACTGCCCGTATCAACATATGGGAGGGCGCAGTAAGGAGTGGAAAAACTTATGCATCCCTGTGGAGATTCCTTTTCGAGCTTGCAAATGGTCCTGCGGGCGATTATGCCATCATTACACGTACATATGACACCTTTAGGCGTAATATTCTAGATCAACTTATGACAAATGTAGGAGCTGATGTTCAATACTATGCTGGACGTCGTGAGATCAATCTGTGGGGTAAAACAGTCCATGTGATAGGTTGCGATAATGAAAGAGCCGAGGCCAAAATTCGAGGAGCCAGTTTCTGCGGGTCGTATGTTGACGAAACGACGATTATACCAGAGTCAGTATTCAAGCAGCTAATCAGTCGCTGCGTCATGGGTGAAGCCAAGATATTTGCAACTACCAACCCAGATAGTCCATATCACTGGCTTAAGCGTGATTATATCGACGGCAACCCAGACGTTAAGAGCTGGCAATTTGTGCTTGAGGATAACCCAGAGCTAACTCAAGAAAAGATTGACTACTTAAAGAGACAATACAAAGGCTTGTGGTATCAACGCTTCATACAGGGCTTATGGGTTCAGGCTGAGGGGGCAATTTATGATTTCTTTGATCCAAGTATCCATTGCATTGATTTTGCGCCTCCTATGGCTGAGTATTATATTTGTGGCGTGGATTATGGTACAACTAATCCAACCGCTTTTACGCTTATAGGCGTCAATCGCAATATCTATCCTAACATGTGGGTGGAGTCGATTTACTATTATGATAGCAGGATCAAGCAGCGCCAGAAAACAGACACTGAATATGCAGACGATCTAAAGAAATTCCTTCAAGGTAGACATGTTAAAGCCGTCTATATTGACCCTTCAGCCGCAAGTTTCAAGCTTGAATGCCAACGAGAGGGTATAAACAATCTTTTTGAAGCTAAGAATGAAGTGCTGGACGGCATTAGGCAGGTGGCTAAGTACCTTAATAATGGTACGCTGAAGATCTGCAGGTGTTGTGATGAGCTTATCAAGGAGTTTCAATCATATGTCTGGGATCCTAAATGCGCTATGACTGGGATTGATAAGCCGTTGAAGCAATCAGACCATCTACTTGATTCCTGCCGTTACGCTATCTACAGCCACTTCTTTGAAAGCGATGGCAAGCACATGACATCTCAAGAGCTTGACAAGAACTACTTTGACTCAATGGGCTATGATCCTAACAATCCTTTCATGGGGCCTATGGGGAGATAGACTACCTTCCCAACCCCAAAACATAGTACATAGCCATAGCCCCTACGAAATGCCAGCTAACGAACAACATTACCCATTGATGCTCTGTCATAATCTTTCCTAGACTTTATTTTTACCTTACTTTATCTATATGTTAAGATCAATATGTAAAGGAGATTTTATGGAAGATAAGATCATAGAAGGTGACTTCACAGCCCAGCCAGAGGCTGATTTGAACGTAAAAGAGAAGGTAGAAATAACGCCAGTAAATGAGTTTCTTGGACGATTGTTTGAGTTCGTGAAGCAGTCTGTTTCAGAATACAAAGATTTTCCTCTAGCAGACTTGCTCAATGCATTGAATACAGTTTCCCTTGCATACCTTGTAAGCATCCCAAGTACAGACGAGCAGAAACGTTATCTTGAATGGATTTACAAGTCATGCCTTGCAGAGGTGGAGAGACTAGAGGAAGTAAAGAAAAAACAAAAAGACGTTGCAGAAACACCTCCCATTGCTCAATAATGAATGCGCCCCTTGGGCATATTTTGTGTTAAATCTAACATCTCTTCCTTAACTTCTCAAGGGGCTTCTATGTCGCTTGTTTGCGCAAATTGCCAGATGGTTTTTTCTCCTCGAATAAGTGATGACGCAACGATGTGCTGTTACTGCAATACAGAGTACCAAAACCACCTACTTACCCAAACATGCAATGGCATTGAGCAATTCCTAAAGGACAAGCCACTAAGAGATTTTGCAATGAGATATGGTGTTAGGGAGGACCTTGCACGTTCTATCCTTGACCGCAAGTTTGAGAAACTATCTGTAGACGATCTTTACATGGCTATCGAGATATTCAGGAAGATAAGGGTGGGCAATGCCCCCATGCTCATTCAGGAGTGTTTCAGGTGTATCTATGCTAAATCCCAAAAGGCCCTTGACTCCATCGTCTAATGGTTAGGACGTCAGACTTTCGCTCTGAAGATGTGGGTTCGAATCCCGCTGGGGCCATATCCTTACATTCCCATGTGCGATTTTCGTACATGATCATGTCAATATTTATTTCTGTTAATTTTGACTAAAAATCCTGCCTAACCTATACTTTTCCTTCAAATAGGAGGAATTATGCGTATAATAGCGTATCTTAGGATTAGTTCAGATCAACAAGTCAAAACAGGTTACGGCCTTTCTGGTCAGCGCACGGCTTGCGAAGAATTTGCAGCAAGAAATGGATGGACAATATCAGAATGGTTCGTTGATGAAGGAATAAGCGGGAAGTTAGGATTGCACAAGCGTCATGGTTTGGATTCAGCACTTAAATCTCTTAAGCGTGGTGACGTTTTGCTTTGCACTAGTAGGGATAGGATAGCAAGAAGTGTGGAATTGCTCATTGACATAGGCAAGACCATCAAAAAGAAGAAAGCGAGCATAGTTACTTGCGATGGAATGGGGGCTGGCGAAATGAATGCAAGCAATTGGCTTGCTGTCATCATGTGCGATGCAGTAAGTGAATTCGAACGAATGAATTGTGGCGAACGTACCCATCGTGCTTTAATGGACAAAAAAGCTAAGGGTTTGGTATATGGTGAAATACCGTATGGATACAGGAAGGCAAGTGATGGGATTCACTTGGAGAAGGATGAACGGGAACAAGCAATTATAGACGAGATTCTAAGGATGAACGAGGATGGCATAGCTATAAGGAAGATCTGCTGTATTCTGAATGATCGGGGAATAGCCACAAAGAAGGGCGGGACATGGGGTAAGACTAACTTGGGTTATATTATGAAGAGGATGAGAGAAGAGGGAGAAAAAGGACATGGAAGTTTGGGAAAGTAATAAACATGTTATAATTGAATTTAGATTGTCTAAAAAAAGTTATAATAAAATTAAAAAAGAATATGAGAAAAAAGAAATGGATTTAGACGGGCTTATGTTTGATGCCGTTCGTGATTGGCTGAATGAGTACGGATTGGAGATCTGTGATAAGGGAGAATATGGAGATGGAGAAACATATAAGAAAATTAATTCCGTCAATGATGAGGAAAAGTTTAAGAAATGAAGATTCTTGGGATGGATCTTGAGGAATTTATGAAGTTATGTGAGAAGGATATAGAAGATCAGATTGACATGGAATTGATAGCTCAGTCTGAAAAGGAAATAGCCGAACATGGGACTATATCGCTTGAGGAATGGGAGAAGAGAATAAACAAAAGAAAGGAAAAGATATAATGAGTAAAATTTTTACATTACATGAAGCTTCAAAATATTTAAGGGTTAAACACAATATTCTAACAAGTCAATTAAAATCAAATAATGTTCCTCATTTTTATTTATTGGGAGAATTGCGTTTTAAAAAGGAAGAATTAGATAAATGGTTGAAAGACACGTTAAATATATCAATAGATCCGGTTCCCTTGCCAATAGATAATGAACAGGTAGATGAAGAAGATGAAGAGGAAACTATTGAAGAAGAAATAGATGAAGATATTAAGGAAATTAGTGATAAAGAAAATGGGGAAAATGAACATGAGGTGGAACGTAAAACTTCTCAAATTTGTTGTAAAGTCACTGATGAAGAATATTCTGTTCTCGAAGAACTTACTGTGATAGCTACCAATCAAGTTGGAAAAGGAATTAATATCGCTTCTGTAATTCGTTCTTTGATAGAATTCGGTAAAGAAAATAAAGAAAGATTAAAATTTTCATCTATGAAAGAAAATGATTTATCAGTGGTAAAAAAAATAGAACTTAAAGAAATTTTTGATATGCCAAAATTCGTTTTGCCAATTTCTGATCTAGAAGTTAAGGGAAAATTAACAGAAAAACCAACTCTATATTTAACTGAACATCAATATGATATCTTACAGTCAATAAAAGGAATATTCGATGAAAAAGATCCAGATGATTCTATATGTAGTCTTATGATCTCCGGATCAACAGAAACAGAGAGAAGCGGAAATATGGATGAATCTGCAAAAATAGAAAGAAAACAACATAGGAATTTTCCAGTTGTTGGTTTTACAATTTCTATAGAGAATCATAAAAGATTAGAAGAAATGCAATTATTTTTTACTAATAAGTTTAAAAGAATTATAGGAAAATCTGAATTAATGAGAATGATGATAAGATTTTCTTATAAACATAAAGATAAATTAATTGATTTTATTGACGAAGGATGCAATGAAGAATGACAGTTGATAAAAAAACTCGAAATGAATTTTATATAAAGCTTAAGAAAAATCCAGAAATTGGAGGATATCAGAATATGACAAAACAACGAGAAACAAAATCCACCCCTCTTAGCGGAAATAAAGTCAATTTCGACTATAAATCAGTCCTCGTATTTGACCATGACAAGAATATTGGCACGTTTAATATTCCACCTGAATTATATGAAAAGATTCATAAGGTTTGCAAAAGAGAAAAAATAACTGTCTGCGATTTTATATACAACCTCATGAAGAATTATATTGAAATGCATGAGTAAAACCAAGTCCGATGCACAGAAAGCGATTGACATCCTAGCTAAAATTAAAAAAGGCTGTAAGGAAAAAGGTATTGATCTGGATGATCCAGATTTAGATATGGAAAAAGCTAAACCAATATTGGAATCATTGGGCGTTAAGCCATATAAATTCAAGCCTAAGGACTTATTAGGATGAGCAAAGAATTTGACAAAGCAAAATTAAACAATGAAACTAAAAGATATCAACTTAATAAATCTCCTAAAATAGAATTAGATGAAGTTTCGGAAATGTTATTTGAGCTTACTATTGATCCTATAACTTGGGGAATTGATAATGAAGAAGATGCTATCACTATAAAATTCAAGCCCAAGGACTGAGGCAGGACAAAAAGTATGATTAATGAATGCTTTACAAATACCAAAAAAAATGAGGAAATATTACCCATAATTCCGCCACCCGAAGGGAAAGGCGGATGGTGGAGAGGTTACAAGAATCGAAGAACAAGACTTTTGAATAAAATCAAGTCTATATCTGGAGTTAATGAAGAGTTGCTTGGAGCATATGAACCACCAAAGGAGAAAAATGACAAAAGATTGTAATTATGATTATATGATGACCGAGAAAGAAATGGAGGAAGGTGCAAATATTGCTAGAGTAATAATAAATTCTATGCAGGAAAAATATACTTATCACAATATAAGCGAAACGGCTATACTTTTCTTTGCAATGCATATTGTTGTTATTGAAATGATTAACTGTATTCCACTTAAAAAAAGAAGAGAGGAATTTTATATGTTTTTTGAACAACTATCAAAAGAATCATTTAAATTGATTGAGGAGGAAAATGCCCAAAATAGCCAAAAACCTCAAGAAATTGCCCCCCAAAACAGCCAAACCAGAATTGATGGCGAACAATGACCTTCTTCACGAACTAACTTCTCTTCATGGAGACTGGTATCTTTACCCTGCCGCTCAAGCTATTGCTAAGGAAGTGATGCTTAGGCTTTTCGAGGATTATTGTTTAAGGATAAGTTATGATTTATCGAAAATACAGACGTATGACTGATGAAGAAATGGAAGAAAAATCTAAAAGATTAAAAATAGAATCACCAAAACAAATGTTTGAAAAAGGATTGTTTTTGGGTGATATAAGATATGAATTATTATGGATAACACATGACGATTTTACAGAGGAAGAAGCTAAAGATTTGATCAAAAAAACGAACTCTTCGGAAAAACCTAATAGTTGAAATTATGAAATGCAATTGGATTCCTGTCCAAAATTCATTGCCAGATGAAGAAGTGTTTGTTCTGATCTTCACCAGAAAATGTGCAAGCGGTATCACTGTAGGTTGTTATGCTGAAGGCGAGTGGTCAGTCATGGTTCCAAATGAAGATTACGCTGTAAATGTTGAAGGCGTTGAATTTTGGGCCTATTTACCAAACTATCCATTTGAAGACAAAGATCCTACGATTGAATTATAGAAATTGAGTAGATGTCAAATTGTCACCGACTGATGAAATAGCCCAGGGAAATCTAACCATTGCGTT